AGCCGATGAGCGCGGTAGACATGCGCGGGGCCATCGACAAGTTAGGCGCACCACCGTCCGCACTCTTCGCGATCTCCAATTGCATGTTGTAGTCCCTGAACAGCGCCGTGGTTTCGAAGCCCTTCGTTTCGAAATACTTGAGCTTCAGCGCGAGGACCATCAGCCGGTCAGGGAAGATCGCCGTATCGGTGTCCTGCGTGAGCGATGCGACAAACGTCCCGGACGAGTCCTGCGCCCAATAGCTCGACACGTACTCAAAGCCAAGATACTCGTTAGTCCCCATCGGGGGCCAGACTTGGAAATAGCCACCCATCTGCCGCCAGCGCATGCGCGGGCCGGTGCTGATGTAGCCTGACTTCAGCCACTGCCACTGCTGCGGCGTCTCGGGGCCGAGCATTTCCCAATGTTTCGACTTGTCCCACTGCGTCCGATCCGTTATGCGATCGAAGCCCGCAGGCATCGCATACTTTACTTTCGAGAACGTGAGCGACGCCGAGCCGGTGACGTTCGCAGCCTGCGACAGCGTGACTTGTGTCGCCGAGTCAACCGTCAGGATGTACGTGTCCTGGTTTATGCCCGCCCCGGTGACCATGTACGTCGTATCTAGCGACGACGTGTCAGACAGCCCCGTAACCACCGCGCTGCCATCCGTCGTCGCGCCCGTCTGCGTGCTGTACTGCGTCGTAAAGCGGTACTCAGTATTCAGCGCCTGCCATGGGTATTGCCGCGCCAACTCGTAACCGGCCGCATTCAGGAGCGCGAGCATCTGCACCACGTCCTGCGTCTGGTTCCCCGCCACGGACGACGGGACAGCAAGGCCCAATTCAGCGGACGCTTGCTGCACGAGTTGGAGCATTGCCATTTACGCGGCTTCCTTTCGAGGGCGACCGGGGCCGCGTTTGTCTGCCATGAGTTCCGCCAGTTGCGCCGCCATCGCTTCTTGTTGCTCGCGCAGTGCGGCGATCTCTTCGTCCTTCTTGCGGATCTCGTCTTCGCGGTTCACCGCTTCGGCGGTATCGCTTGCCGCGCGCAAGTAGGCTTGTGCCTTCTGCCGCAGCGTGTAGGGGTCCATGCCTGCGGCCATGCCGAGGCGTTGCACCATCTGGTCCGAGGAATTCGCGATTGACTCGACCGTGTAAAACTTGTGGAAGCGCAGCGATTCCGCTTGATCGCGACCAATCAGCGCCCATTGCGCGATCGGCGTGCCGACGACTTCGACGGCGCCTTCCTTGCTCTGTTCGTACCGCGCCCAATGAATCGGGAAGCGTTGTTTGTCACCGGCATGCGCCGGGCGGTCGATCACCGACAGATTGTTGCCGGGTACACAGATACGCACGAAGTCGACCCAGTCATACATCGGGCGCCCTTCTTGGTTGCTGCGGAATTCGTTCAACACTTTGTCCAGTCGAAACTCGACCGCAAGAGCAGCATCAGGATTCGAGGCGCCGGAGAACTCCGGGTTATTCAGGTCAGAAGCAAGCATCGTTTGGCTCTCAAGGAATTGAGAAACCCCCGACCACGCGGCCGGGGGGCATTGCAGAGGTACAGCTGATTACAGGGTGCGACCAACCTTCGGCCAATTGATAAAGCCCGCAGCGGTCGCGGCCGCGCCACCGACAGCAGCATCAAGCGCGATGCCGTCAATTACTTCGGCACCTGCGGTCGCGTCGTCGTCCAGTTGCCCGGCGGTGCCGGTGGAGTTGATGAGCGTGAAGGCCGCGCACAGCGCGTTGGCGCGCACCGTGCCAGCGCCAAACACCTGAAGCCAACCATAACCGCTTGCCGCGATTGCAGCGCGCGCCACGCCCGCCAGCTTTCCGGCGCCGGTCCCGGGCGCAGTCGTCGTCGTGCTCGCCATGATGGCAGTGAAATCGCTGCCATCGACGACCGCAACGTAACCGTCACCCGTGATGGCTGCGCCAGAGTCCTTGACGTAGATGTAGCCCTTGACGCCCGCACTCGTCGCGTTGAAGCCGACTTGTCCGAGGCCGTATTCCGGGCCTTCCGTGGAGGTCCGAACCGAAGTCGGATCAATGCCAGATACGTACATGATTTTTTCTCCTGTCAGGCAATTAGGACACCATTGAACTGAGCACCCGAGCACGTCAGGTTCCCCGCCCAGCCGATGAGCTTGACCACAGCGTCCTGGTTCACTGCCTGACGCTCTCCGCCGATCGGCACGAAGTTGCGGTCGCGGTGAGGGCGGAAGTGCATGTACTTGGTGTTCAAGAACCACATGTGCGCCGAGGTCGCGCCCGTGAAGTTCGTACCGCCAGACCCACCGGAGTAGATGCCGCCATCGAGCACCACGTCGGCCGTCTGACCGCCACCGTAGAACTTGAGGGTCGAGAAACCCGAGCCGGCCGACTCTTCCGACGTGATCCGCTGGATCGCCTGAAGCGAGTTCACGTAGTACTGAAAATACGTCGAGTCCGAAACGATCAGGTCCGCGCGATCGGTGCCGCGCACGAGGCGAATTGCGAGCGCCGTCATGTAGGCTTGGATATTCGCCGCCGACACTGCCGCACCGCCGTCCGTCGCGCCGCTGTACTTCTGCGAACGCCAGAACGTGCCAATGGTCGTGCCGCGATCGATACCGCCATACGTGCCGGAGGTCGGCGCGTCAGGCACAGCAGCGCCGAGACCCGTCAGGTTCTTGCCGGCGTTACCCGTGCCGTCGCCGTACAGGTCGGTACTGATGCGGTTCATCAACTGCGCTTCGGCCACCTGAATGCGACCTTCCATCAGGTCGATGATCTGTTCCTTGCCGGCGTTCTGGAGCATTTCCAGACCGGACATGGTGACAGCAGCGGCGTACTGCGAAATGTTGAACTGCGCGGCCGAAATCGGGCTGTTCGGCTGAATGTTGATGAGTTCGTAGCCGGAGTACGAATTCACGTTGGCCGTGGTCGCGTCGTTGTACATGATCTCTTCCAAGATCACATTACCACCGCCGAACGGGCGCACGTTACCGCGCGACTTGAGCTTCCGGAGAAGCGCGTTGTTGTTTGTGACGTTGTCGGCCAATTGGCCAGACCGCTGCTGAATCGTGGTCGCGATAATGTCGCTGACCGCACTATTGGCGAAAGCCATGATGTGCTCCTAGTCGGATTTAAACCCTGCTCGAATGGCTGTCGAACGCTGCCGACAGTTGATCGCGCAAACCTTGGGAGCCGTTTGGTGCTGATGTCATTCCGCCAGGAGTGGAAGAACGCACGCTGACCGCTGCGGCTTTGGCTTTCTGCACATGCGCTGCCGCCTGTTGGCGAGATTGGCTCTCGGCTTGATGCCGCTGCCATACCTCGTCATTGAGACGAACCGCTTTGTCGTAAGCCGATTGAAGGTCTTGGGCCATGCCCGACTGGAGTAGTCCAGCCATCGTTTCCCGCACTTCACTGAAGTAAGGCTTGTCGGCAGAGAACCGAGTGATTTCGGATTCCGCCGCCTGCCGTTGCTGCTGTTCCTGCAAACTCGTGAATTGCTGCCACCCGCTACGAACTTGTTGAAGCTCCTGGCGGATGTGTTGAAGCTCTTCGTTTTCGTTCGACTCGCCCAGCGTCACATTGAAGTCACGCGCGAGCGTGCGCAGCAGGTTTTCCTTCTCCTGCGGCTGTCCGAAAGCGAGGGTGTAATGCACCTGACCGAGCGACTTGATCCACTGCGCCGGCTCGATGTTGCTGCTCTGAAGTACCGGCATATACGGGTTGAGCGCGTCTTGAATCGTCTTCGCGCGATCCGCTTCAGCCTTGTAAGTACTGACGCCCGTGGTGTACTCGCGTTCACGCTGCGAGATGTACTCGGCAAGCGTCGGGTCCAACTTGTCCCAATGCTCCCAGTAATCCTTTTTCCACGAGGATGGGCGTTGCGGCCGAGGCTTCTCGGGTTGCTGTGTTTCCAGCGACTCGACAGGCGCGGCTTCCTGCGGCTTGCCGGCAAATCGCCCGCGTTCATCGCGTTCGCGGGCCGCGCTCTGTTCTGCGGTTTCCTCGATTGCGGGGGCGTCGCTTGTGACGACTTCGGGCGATTCGTTGACGGCGTCGAAACTAGCTTCGAGCGTGTCGCGCAAAGTATTTTGCGGGTCCATGCTTGCTCCATGAAGGAACGGGCCACCGCTATCAGGTGGCCCGCTTTGAGGGCCTCATCACGAGGCGCTCGGTTAGCGGCAGACTTCAGTACCGCAGTTTTTCGTACACCTGACGGGCAATCGTCTCCTTCAGCCCGCCGGGCAATTCCTTCGGCTTCGGCCCAAGATATTTTGTTTCGTTGCCGACTTCGATCAACCCGTGCGCCTTCAGATGCTCACGATGACGCGAGCGAGAGGTAATCATCTCGCCCGTTGCCATCGATTGATAAGGCGCGAGGTCATCCATGATATACGGACCAGCGGGGGCAGCGGTTGCCATGTCGGCAACGTCGACCCACCGTCCATCACGGAAGACATACGTCTTACGCACTCTTGATGACCATCCACAAGCCGCTGCCGTAGCACGTATAGCGAACGACAGCATAGGTCGTGTGCGCGTACGACGCACCGGCCACGGCCGAGCCGAACGACGTGCCGGGCACGCCGATCGCCGCCGAACTGGTCGGGGGCCAGACCTTCACCGTGCTGCCAGTGTCGTTGACGATGATGACCGAATCACCCGGCTGCGCGATGCGCGGCAGGCGCACGCCATCGGCACCCGTCACGCGGTTCACGCTGGCGGTCAATTCGACAGCCGTCGCGAGCGTCGAGGACGACGTTGCAGTCACAGCAGCGGCCGTCCCGCCCATCGCGGACGCGGTCACGGGAGGCACGCCGACGCGGACCAGTTCATTGGCAAGGGCCATTTCTTACTCCTAAACAGGTTGCGGCGTCATCGCCTTGATTTCGGCTTCGCGCATCTTGTTCTGCGAAACCATGACCGAGGCTTGCGCCTTCGTTTGTTCAGCCTGCGCGCGGACGCCCTCTGTCTGCATCTGCACGCCTGCGAGTTGCTGGTCGTTCTGCATCTTCTGCTGCAACGCTTGCGCCTTCATCTTCTCCGCTTCCATGCGCGGATCGGGCGGAGGCGGTTGCTGCGCGCGCTGCTGTGCGCTCTGCTTCATCTGCTCCACCGTGGTATCAAACGCGCCTTCGATCGTCTTCCCGACTTTGAAGCCCTGCACGCCCCATTTGAGCATTTCCATCAGCAGCGGCACGAGGTCAGGCGCGGCCATGCCGGCCTCCATCGCCTGCTTGAGGAATCCGCCCGTGGCAGTCAGGAACTCGACGCGCCCCTCCTTCTCGGCCTGCTCGTCGATCTGCACCAGCGAGTCCGCCGCGATGTCGATGCGGAAATTGCGCAGGGCTTTGCGGTCCTGTAGCAGTTGCAACGCCTGCCCGATGTACTGCTGATCCGACTCTGCAAGCTGTTGCGCCGCGCTCATCTCGACGATGGTCTCGGGCGCGAAGTGTTTGCAGATGACTTGCGCTTTCAGCCGCAGGATGTCGGTCGCAAACTGCGCGACCTGTTCCTGATAGCTCCGCAGCCGCAGCGATGCGTATTGACCCTTGATCTGCTGCGCTGTCGCGGTCTCGCTCGCCTGCGTCTGGCCCCGGATAATGTCGCTGATGCCGGTGATCTCGTACACCTGAGATTTCACCTGTTCGAACGCGCCGTAAGCCTCGCGCAATGCATCCGCGATAGGTCGCAGATCGACGATGTCGATCGCGCCTGCAAGCCCGTTCTTCTCGCTAAACGCGGTCCAATTCTTGACGGCGATCAAGCTGCCGTTATCGCCTTCGCTAAACAGCCGGGCAAGCTCGGGGATAGCGTTGTCATAGACCCCGCGCACCTTGAGCGAGCGCACAAGACCGTCGATGCGGTCCGACAGTGTGTCGAGTTCGCGCGCCTGATCCTGGTAGAGCGTGAAGTCAGGCAGCGGGACAAGCGACTCATTCGTGATCGTCGCGTACAGCGGGCGCGGACACGGGAAGAACCCTTCCAACTCTAGCGGGTCGTCGCGCTCGTCGAGTACCTTGGAAAGGCTCTTGCTGATCCACAGCGCTTTTGACGTGTCCTTGTCCCAAATCTCATAGACGCACGCCTTGGAATCGGTCTCAGACTCGCCCTTCATCTTGCTGTCTTCGTCGGGGCGCGAGTCCAACGGAATCGAGCTTCCAACTTCTTCGCCGAAACGCTCTATGCACGCACGACGCGACAGGTAGACGCGACGCCAGACAGCGGTAACTTCTTCCCACGTACGCGCGACCGAATGCCCGAAGTCCTTCCAATGGACGTAATCCACCGGTGCGCATTCGTAATCTATCTCTTCCTGCGTCTCTTGCTCTTTCTCGGCTTCCGCGTCTTCGGTCAGGCTTACGCCGTCCGACATCTCGACTTGTCGGATGTGCGGTTCGTAGCGCACCCACGACGTACCGCGACCGCCGAGAAAACGGTCATGCACGCATTGACCGATGGTCGTCTTGTAGTCGGGGTAATGACTGATTTCGTAGTCTAGAGCCCGCTCAAGAATCAGCGCAGCAACGCGACCGACCGGGTCTTGATCGCGGAAACGGCGCGAGACATCAGGCTTGGGCAGGCGTGCAAACGTCGCCGAGTAGAGCGTCTGAACGTTGCTCCACAGGATGTTGAACTTGCACTCTTCGTACCCATCCCGGCCTTGACGCGAGTCGTCCCGATACCGCTTGAGGATGTTCTCGACGCGACGGTGCCAAGCCTGGAAATCGCGGTCATAGGCCGCGATGTTCTTCAGCCACTGGTCGGCAGTTGCCACTACTCAGACCACATCCGCGCGACGGGTTGCCACTTCGGAAGTTGGGTCAACCCTGCCCACGACAGACCATCAGTCGGGTAAGTCATCAGCCGGCCTCGTTTGCGTAGAAGAACGTCACGTCAATAGTGTTGGCGATCGTCGCGTAACAACCGCCCGTGCATGTCGCGGGGTATCGGTGGAACCCGACGGCCGGCGTGATCGTGCCGCTGATCGCAGTGCCCCCCGATCCGCCGTTACGGATGACGATGGTCCCCGACGTAGTGGAATGAACGTAGAAGCCCAGCAGAGCGCCAGCGTTTGCCGACACCGCGCCGGATGCCGCCAAGTTCTTCGGGCTTCCTGCTTCGATTACTCGCGCCATGTGCGCTCCGTGGAAATTGTCAGAAACACAACTAAGCGGCAATATCGCTCAACAAAACCACATCAAGCGTACCGCTCGACACAAGCGTTTTTACGGCATCGCAAATTGTTACCAATCGATCCATTTCGATCATGATTGCGTTATCCGCAGCGCCACGCGCCACAAATTTGTGGAGCATCAAAATTCCATCCATCCGCGCCTCCGCAACTGCTTGAATGCGCCCGACGATGGTCGCAATGTTTGCCGTTTCGGTACCGTCGTCAGGAGTATTTGCAACGCCCGCATAACTGTGGCCAATAATCGGAAGAATCATCCGCGATTGATTTGTTGCAGCCATCGCATCCATAGCAGTATATTCGGAATATTCAGTAGCAGCGCGGCCTAATACAAATCCCGCTGCTTGTGCTGCCGTCAGCGTGGACGCCGACCCGTTAGCGGCTGAATATCTGCCTTGCGGCCAGATATAACATTGCGCACCGGAATCGGTTGTCAATCCATTCGTAATCAAATAATCCCGGTGATATTTCATATCGGCAATACGCTCGGCGTCGTTAAGATACGCCGGACCACCTGTAAACAAGTTTCCGGACCCGCCAATCGGACCATGTGCAACACACTCATTACCGGCCTCGGTAATTTCCACGAGGTTATCTAAAGTCATATAACCAGACTTTCCCACCTTGTCGGCAATAATCCCCATCGAGAACGGGAACCCGTACCGGGTCAATACAGGCCACCCAAGCCGGTAAACGCTGTCATATCCGTCATCAACGGAAATACACAATCTCCCTTTGTTTCTGACAGCGCCGGCCGTCATTGAGCGGAACCGCACAACAGCAGATGTGCCATTCGCAACAGTCATCCGCACCTTTGCATTGATCCAGGCTTGATCTGTCAGGCTTCCTGTAAATCCATTCTTTGCAAAAGATGCGTTGTAATGCGTAAATGTCATCGTCCCATAACTTCTAAACGGGTCGTTATTTGACGGAGTTCCGATCGCCCTAGTGTCAGTTGCAAACACTGAATAGCCGCTGGTGCCAAGATATGCGACAGCGTTCGAAAGGTTTGCCAAGTCATCAGTCTGAAATTCATAAGACAAACAGTCACAAGTGAACTCAGTTACCGTGTTCATTTGCAATTCAAAATAGTTACTTGCTCCAGCGGTCGCCGTTGCATTTATTTCAAACCACTGCTCGCCTTGATATGTTACGAATTTGGCGCTATTGAGTCTGCAACCTGCGCCGACAGCGGCAGCAGGCGTTACCGTCGGCACCCTGGGGCCAAACAACGCGACGCCGGGGAGCGGCACGACATTGCGCGCCGCCCTTTGCATTAAGGCCGTCCACGATGACTGATTCCCGCTTGTGAATTCCATATATGCCTCAGATTCGTCTTGTTGACCGTGGCGCGGTTCGCCACAACTGTTTTATTTCAGGATTTCCGCAGCCACAGCAAAGGCACCAGCGTGCCGCCGTTTGCGTAGATGAGCGACTCGGGGAACGGGTCCGGCATGGCGCCGTAGGTCGCGCTGCCGCCGATGAGCGTGTCGAGTCCCGTCGTGTTGGTCAACCCGTGCAGCGTGGTTGCCGTGTCGGTGATCGCGCGCACAGTCGGCGTGCCCTTGCTGAAGACGGCGAGGAAGTACCAACCCGCTTCAAGCACTTGAGAAATGGTCGACGTTTTAAGCCCCGTCGAGTCCGCCGCCTTCGCGCCACCGTCGAGAATCAGTGCCTGCGGCCGGCCTGCATAGGCGCGGTAAATGCCGACACGTAGCAACGAACTTGCAGCCGCTGCCGTCGTCACCTCGACGCCGATCTCGGTCCATGTCGTGCGCTCAGGCACGAAGAACGGGCAGCAGTAGAGGATGTTCGCGCCGAGCGCGAGTGTCGTGATGGTCGACCCGTGCGGGGTCGTGTAGTAGCGGCCGGACGCGATGCCGGGCGACATGGCAGGCGCGATCTCGGGGAGAACCGGAACGCCGTTCATCGCGGCTTGCTGCGCGCCCCATGACCGGCCCCGGTAGATGTTCCACGCGGCCGCATCAAGTTGATAAACGCCATACTTGTACGTAATGCCAGACACGCCGCTCATGTCGTTCAGCAACACGCCAGCGTAGGCAGTGATCGCGCCGCTTGACGACGTGTCAACGACATCCGAAAACCCTGCGGCCGTGCCGATAACCGACCCTGCGCCGTTAACACTTACATGCGAGACAACGCCCCACCCCTGCGTCACTGTGCCGCCGGCATTGCTCTCGACCACACCTTCGGTTCCGATGCCGAGAGAAACCGTCCGCGCGCTGTTGTTCTGAAACCGCCCGAGAACGCCGATGCCGTGCCCCGGATCGACCACGTCATACGATGTCGACTCATACGAAACGTTGCCATACACCGTGGCAAGCAGCGCGTCCGTGTTGGCCGGCGGGTCCCAGCTCACGTCCCAGATCGACGCGAAATTGTTCCCGCTGCCATTCGGGGCGTATTGAACTTGCGAGACCCCTTGCATTAACGCCGTCCATGACGGCAATGGGCCATTACTTGTGCCGGCCATTGGACCCCTTAGATTCGTTTGTTAGCGCGCGGCGCGGTTCGCCACATTTCATCCAGTGACACGGCCGATTGACCGACCGTCACGCCGCGTATCGGCAGGGGCACAACTACTGCCGCCTTGATGACTTCTTCAAGCACCTGCGCGCCGTAGCTGAAGGCGTCGCCAGGGTGACTTGCCCAATCGTGGTCAGGTTCTCTTGAGCGGATGCGCTTTTCCTGATCCCATTTGTAAGACCACGACCGCAAACCATCCAGCCCTTGAGCGCAGTTTGTCCCGTGGAACCGCACGCGCTCGATTACACGTCGCGCAGCGTTGATGCGGTCGGGAATCTTGCAGATAGGCACCTTATCGATACGGTCTGTGCCAAACGCCATTAAAAACCGCTCCATTGCCGAATGCTTGCTTTGAAACGTCTTGGCAAGGGCGTCGTGCGGAAGCCAAATGCGCTTGATACGGTACGGACTCGCGCGGAGTCGGTCGACCCAGTCGTCGGCATCCATGCCGATTCCTTGGTCGTAGTCCACAACATCGAACCCGCCGTGCTTCGCCTGCCAGAACCAGACGGATGTCGTGTCTCGAAAGCCCAAGTCACAACTAATCTCGACCGGCTCGTCGGATATGTCGAAGTCAACGATGCGCCCCGACTTCTCTGCCCGCTCAACCGCAGCGCCGATGACCGCGTGCATGTTGGCGGCCGACCAGTCGTTGAACCATTCCTGACGCCAGAGCGCGTCGCCACCTTCAGGCCCGAACAGCGCCATTTTCTCGGCGCGGTCTTCCTGCAATTCGGCCGTCGATATCACGCCCGTCTGCTCAACCGTCAGCAGTTGGGCAAAGGCGTTCGGGTTGTTCTTCGCGGCTTCGTAGGTGCTGAAGCCGTGGTTATAGCCGCGAGCGGTGTAAATCCACAGCGCCCAGCCCTTGTTCTCGCGCAGGATCGGCGAGAGGTAGGCGTGCGCCATCGGGTTTGCCAGACTCCATTCGGAGTACACGACCCCGACCGGAGGCGAGCCCACGAGGCTGTTGAAGTTGTCCGACCCGACCACGTTCCAAATCGCGCCCGAGTGGAACGTGATCTTCATCTGCGTATTGTCGGTCGCTTTCCGCAACTCAGGCGGGAAAGCCTCGTCGATCCGACGCATGCCCGTGTGCGGGTTCACAGCGTCCCAGATCGCTTTGCGCGACTGTTCGTAGCTCGGCAGCATGTGCCAGTAGTTGCCGGGCCGCTCGTGGGCTGCGATGGCCGTCCGGTGCAGTGCTACCTCATCCTTACCGGCGCGACGATGCCAAACAGCTACGGCCGTCCGTCCGCCTCGCTCCAGGTAATCCCACAGCGGCCGCTGATACGGTCGCGGCACCCAGCCGCTAGCTGGAAGCCGAATCGTTGGCAAACTTGATCACCTGCACGACGAGTGAGGCGTCACCGTCGCCCGTGATCGCCTGCGGCGGCTTGCCGTCCAACCTGTTGAAGAGTTCCTGAACCGCCCAAGGCTCGCCCTCTTTGGCAAGCTCCACGACCTTTTCGCACACCAGGCGGACCATGTTGCCGTCAGACTGAGCATTCAGCCGCAGGAAGCAATCACGGACAAAGGTGGTCTTCTTCAGCCCCTCAGGGTTGCCGGACTTGCCGGCCGTGAAACTGGTTTTGGTCTTCATTTTTCGATCGCCGCCTTAAGCGACAGGATTGCCGCATCTAGCATCAACTGCTTTTCCTCAAGCTCTCGGCGGATGCCCGTAAGCGTCCGCTTCGTCACCGTCTCAGACGCCTCAAGCTGCTCAATGCGCGCGCTGATGTCCTGTGCGGCTTTGGCAGCGTTGATAACGTCGGGCAGGTTCATCGGGCTCCAGAATGCAAAAAGCCCTCACGCGGAGGGCTTCAGGAAATTTCAAAACGTACGGGCGTGCGTGGTGAGCACGTTGTGACGGTACCCGCATTTCGGCACTTTGTCAACTATTGAAACGATACCGCATCACACCCGACCCCTTGAGCATCAAATGCCCGGGGATCGCATTCCCGTCGTCCTCGGGGTGCTCCCCGGGCTCTGCTGATTCTTCCCAC